GTGTCCCTTGACTAATCGTGGCTACGACTGGTCTACCCGATACATCGAGATGATGATCGAGTGCTCCGACTTGTATCGGATCGCAGACTGGGTCGAGAACTGCATGGACCCTACCCCTACTCGCGCTCACGCCATTGAGATCGCGTCAGAGATCTTCGAGGATCTCGATTACATTAAGTTCCATTTCACAAACTAGGAGATATCATGGCGATGAACCCTCTGTACGACCCCAGCTTCAAGGGTTCCAGCGACTTCGGGCCGAAGGCCGAAGCGTGGTGGCCGAAGGCTGACGGCGACAAGATCCGTGGCACCATCACGTTCGTCGGGAAGCCTTGGGACAAGCCGAAGAACCCGAAGTTTTACAAGGACACCGACCCGGAATACAAGAAGTTCCAGAAGACGCAGAAGATTGTCATCAGTTCCGGTGGAACCGACTATGCGATCTACATCAGTGGCAGACTGTTCAAGAAGCTCGGAGAGGCCATGGCCGAGCACGACATGAACGACTTCGGTGAGTCCGCTATCGGCTGGGATCTCGGCTATAAGTGGCAGGGCTTCTACGTCGATGGTGAAGGCAAGCCCCAGAAGGATCAGAGCTTCAAGCTGTTCGCTCCCGACTCCAAGTAGCTGAACAGAGGGGGCGCTTGAGAGCGCCCCCTCTCATGGAGGAATAATGAGACACCTACTCATCAAGAGCGATGATGGCAGAATCATTGCAGTCCTTGACGAGAATGATGCTGAGGAACTTGTGGCCTACTACGCAGGCATTCCGGAACTGGAAGAGTGGTTGCGTGAGGAGTCTTAACCGTGCATTGATGGACGGCATGGAATCATCCATGCCGCTACCGTACCCGTTCAAGAAGTGGGAGCGGGCGGGGGCACAGCTGTACCGTGGTGCCGTGTCTGTCCTTGCAGGACCGCCAGGGAGCGGGAAGACGATCAGCAGTCTCAACATCGTCAACCAGCTACGTGTCCCCACTCTCTACTTCTCCAACGACTCGACTCGATACACCATTGTCAAGCGTGCGTTCTCCATGCTTACTGGTGTCGATCCAAAGATCGCGGCAGGCATCCTTGAGTCCAGCCCTGATCAGGCGTACAACGCGCTCAGCCAGCTGTGGATGGTGCGATGGGACTTCTCCTCGTCCCCTGACCTTGAGGAGATAGCGATGTACGGAGAGGCGTTCCGGGAAGTGTACGGCCAGTATCCATCGCTCACAGTGGTTGACATTGCCATGAACGTGGAGCATGACGGTGTGGCCGAGCAGAACTATTGGCGTCTCTTCCCCGCTCTTAAGGAGGTTGCGTCATCTCAGAACACGGCCATGATGGTAGTGCATCACACGAGCGAGAGTGCCAAGTTCGACCACTGCCCTCCCAAGTCTTCGATCATGGGCAAGGCCAATCAGCTTCCAGAACTGATCGTCACTCAGGTAATGCGCAACAGCAAGATGCAGTATGCTATCGTCAAGAATCGAAACGGTAGCAGTGATGAGACTGGCGACACCTACTTCACTCTACCTGTCGATGCGGCCGTATGCCGAATCGAAGATGAAGACCCGGACGATGGTCTCATCTTTCATGACGGACCGAGTGTTCCAGAAAACATGAAGATCGATAACTCCGAGAAGGGTGAATGGTAATGGGACTGTTCAAGAAGAAGCCGAAGGACTCCGAGAATTCCGCGTATCCTCCCAAGCCGACGTATCCTCCCAACTCTTCCGACCCGCACTACAGCTGCCACCGCGAAAGCTACCTTGCATGCAAGGATTGCCAAACCGACATCAAGCAGCGTAGCCAGCCGTACGACCCGAGCAGCAGCGGAGGTTTCCGGCGTGTCTTCTAGGAAGGTTACGTCCATACCGATAAGGGTGTGCGCAATCTCTCCCGACGGGCGGCACTACGCCCGTCGGGATGGTGGATTCATGATGTGCATACACTGCTTCACTCGTCAGGTCTTTACCGAAAACCCCGGAATGAATTGGACGGTGGTCAAGTGAGGGGCAAGTTCAAGATCTTCGACTTTTCGTGGGAGCCTAAGGACTGGGACGATCCGAGCAGCCCATTCACGGTTACCGCATATCTCGTCGGAGCTGGAGAGATTGCCAAGTTCGAGATTCCGTACGACGAATCGCTTGATCCTTGGATAGCTGAGGACTACTTCGTTCAGCGCGTATTCGCGCGAGCCGCCATCGAGACAGAGGACTTCTTCCGCCATGAGTGACAACGGCATGTGCCCTCCCCACGTTTACAAGCCCGTAGGCACCTCCGGTAAGTATCAGTGCAAGTACTGCAAGAAGGAGGCGTAACCCATGTCGTACATCAGCAGCAACCGAAAGATCATCCAGTGCCCGCGATGCCTCAGCCCCAATGTTCGCGAGGGTGATTCCGGTGGGCACATCTGCAACGGATGTGGTCACTGGTGGTAGAGGGTAATAGCTACCACTGTGAATGCGAACTTCATGGACTGACCTTCGAGGTGAGCATTACGGAGCATCGCAACAACTCCCCCTATGTGTTCATCATGCGAAAGCTCTCAGAGTATCCAGGATGCCGGTGTCCGACCAGCTTCGATTTCGAGAAGGCGAATCATCTGTGAGTCGCTCCAAGATGAACGAATGCCCCAAGGATCCGTCTGGACACCTCTGGGTGTCCAGCTCTCGTGGCTACATCTGCGCTAACTGTGGCATCCAAATGAAGGTGATCAAGTAAGTGGCATGGATGCTACTTCTGATCACAAAGGATCACCGCTGATGGACAGCAACTGGAAGCATGTTGAGCAGCGTAGACAGTTCAACTGCCCGAAGCATGGGTTCAGTATGATCATCGTCATGCGTTACGACGACACCAAGTATGACTATGATGTTTCGGAATATGAAGCATCCGAATGCTGGTGCATGAAGTCCATGACGATAGAGAGGTATGATCGCAATTGATGCTCAACAAGACTCCGTCCCCCTCTCGAGTGCATGACTACAGTATTCACCTGACCGAGGATGAGCTTCTGTCTATATATCGAGTGATCACCTTCCCGGAACAAGAAGGCGACTGGCTTGTGTGGGACAGTTTTCTCGACCTGATTGAAGGGAAGGGGAAGAAGGTCACGAATGCTTGACCAAAGCATCAGGATCGCCAAGGATGATGATGGATCCTTCAGTGTCGTCACCAACTATGGCCAGTGGAATGAAGAGATTGTTCCGCTAAGCGAATACTTGGAGAGGGAATTTGGCAACGCATCGAGTTAGCCGTGGTCGTGAGTCACAGGTATTCGCTGCGAACTACCTGAAGTCCATATTCCCGGACGCCGTCTCGGTAGCGGCGTCTCTGCCCGGCAAGGATATCCTTAACACTCCGGGATGGTCCTTTGAAATTAAGGGTCGTCGGGACTTCAAGCCTACCGAATGGTCCAAGCAGGCAGGAAAGTATGGTGACAATGACTTCCATGCCTGCATCATGCGACCGGACGGATACGGTGAAGCGAAGATCGGTCAGTGGCTGGTCTTCATGACGCTCGAAGAGTTCCGTGGGTTGCTGTGCTTGATCGGTCACGCCAACGGTCGGTGCAATTGCTAGCATGAACTTCCCAAGGTTCCCGATCGGGCCAATCATCGAGCATTACGGCGGAGAACCTGTTGAGGCGGACCGGGGTTGGCACCCGGTCCGCTGTCCCTTCCATGACGACAGCGATGCCTCAGCCTCCCTCCGAACCGAAGATGAAGAAGTATTCCACTGCCATGCCTGCGAGATCAGCGGCAATGCAGTTCAGGTACTCATGAAGCATGAAGGGTTGGACTATCGGAGTGCTGTCAGACGAGCAGAGGAAATCACTGGAACTGGCGGTGAAGTCGTACGCGACGGACGTGGACTACGTTCTTCCGTATCTGGCTCAGCGGGGAATTGGGAAGGATACAGCGCTTTCAAGAGGACTTGGCTATGTGTCGAGTCCGACGATTCCTGAACACAGGAACGTGCGTGGAAGGCTTGCCATCCCGTACATCACGCAATTCGGGCCGGTAGGCATCACATTCCGGTGCATCGAAGACCACAAGTGCAGGGAGATTCCCAAGCACAGCAAGTACATGAACCCATCGGGACAGCTTCAGCTTCTGTATGGAGTGCAGTCGATCCTCTCGGACGCCCTTGACATTGTCGTGGTCGAGGGTCAGATCGATGAGATCACTGTCTCAGATCTGTGTGGGATACCCTCAGTTGGAGTGCCAGGCTCCGGGGTTTGGCATCCCTGGTGGACCCACATTCTCTCGGACTTCCGCAGGGTGTTCTGCCTCACCGATGGTGACGAGAGCGGGGAGAAGCTGGGGCGCAAGGTCCAGAAGGAGATGGGGAGCAAGGCTGTAGTGGTCCCGTTCCCTGCCGGCGAAGATTCCAACAGTACGTACCTCAAGCATGGCTCGGACGCAATCAGGGAGATGATCAAGTGAAGGTGTATCTAGTATTTGAGTCTCATCTCGAAGATGATCCCGGCGTGGTTCGAGCTGTATTCATTGATGAATTCGATGCTAGTGATATCGCCAAGGAGTACGGTTCTTACTCTTACTATCAGGAATGGGATCTCCAGTGACTGTCCAGCCCGGTGAAGCGCCAGTCCCCCAAGACTGGCGCGACTATGATGAAGACGAATTCATGGACTACGACGAAGAGGATGAACTGTGACCCAGGCACAGATTGGCGACCTGATTGTATGGAGTGCTCAGTCTCAATTCTCTCCAATGAGGTTCGGTATCGTGTATGACTTCGACACCAACGGACTTCCGATGGTGCACACCGAAGTCAAGCGGTACCGCAAAGGCGCCTACGTCAGGTCGATCGGTAAGACGTGCGGCGGCAGCAACTATCTTGTGATCCGGACGAGGGACGGTGGATTCCAGGATGATCGAATCAGTGAAGCCATCTACTGGCACCGAAACTGGAGTGAGTAATGGATCGATCCGGCGGATGCGCAGCAACGGCCCTTCTCTTAGGTCTTATTCTCGCAGGCTTGTGCCTGCTCTTTATCTCAGTTAAGGCGGGGTAGTGTCCGATGATCTAAAGCTTGGCTATTGCAAGTACAAGCGCAAGGATCATGTCATAACCGACATGAATGTGGTTACTCCGATGATCGGCCGGAGTCACTGGGTATGCAAGTACTGCCTTCTCAAGGTCTACGGAAAGGACGCAAAGAAATGAACAGGTGGATCAGGTGCGCGGCAGAGGGTCGCGACCATGTGGAATCGGATTTCACCTCCCGCGCCGTATACGACAAGAGCAATAAGATCATTGGGCATCAGACTCGCTGCCGGTGGTGCGACAAGCAGGTCAGGGAGCTGATCAAGAAGTGAGCTGGTCGTATCAGTTCGACATCAACGCTCTTGAGTCGTTCGTCAACCGACTCTCCGAAAGGGTTGACGAGCTTGAGGAGAAGGTTGCCACTCTTGAAGGACGCGTTGAGGACGCGTCCTTCATCGGAATCGAAGACAAGTCAGTGACGTTCGTTCCGCGCAATCGGAGGATTCAGTGAGCTACCACATTCACATCAATGATGAAGCCGGACTGTGGTCATGCTCGGGCCCGTACAGGACCGTTGAGTCAGCTGTAACTCAGGTTGAATGGATCATCTCAAGGCGCCAGGATGGCCCATGGAAGCGCGTAAAGAAGAGTAACTATTGGCAGAAGCCGAACAGCGAGCACTACATCGAGATTGTCGAGGAATGACGCACTACTGCCTCTGGTGCTTTAATAGCATCCAAGAGAGAATCGACTTTCCGTACTGTTCTTACGCGTGCCACGACAAGTACTGGAGGGTGAACAAGTGAGTCCTGAGGAATGGGCCAAGAAGATCCGTGATCTCATCAATGAGGCGGAGCATGATCTCGACCGGTCAACGCCTTCCGGAGGTGAGTACTGGTTGGTCATCGCCGGATCTCACTCTCCTGATTTCGTTCTCCAGAAGTATGAAGGAGGCTGCGAAGCCGGTGAGCGTATAAGTATCTGGTAGAACGCAGAAAGAGGGGCCCCTTATCGGGGCCCCTCTTTTTTGTTTATCAGTAGCTGCTGCGAACGATCCACTCGGTACCGGTGTTGATCACAGTGACGCCATGGAATGCACTCGCTGCCAGAACCGAAGTGCTGGCACCGTTGATAGTCTCACTACCGAACGGAGTGAGGGTAGCAGCGAAGGCCGCAGCATCCTTGATGACAGAGTAGGGACGACCGGGCTGCACGGATGCGACCGACGGAAGGTTGACCACGGCTGCGCCGGTAGCACCCTTCACATACAGAACGAAGTCGTTGTTAGTGAGAGTGGTCGTTGCGGCGACCACTCGAACAGTCTCGGAGGCGTTGTCAAAGCCGCTCATTCAGTGTTCTCCTTGGAGTTGAAGTGTGCTGCCACAAGATTCTTGATGACAGCGAGTGCGACGGTTCCGACTGGAATCATCGTAGCGGGAAGAAGATCGACGTAGTAGGCAATGGCAGGTATGCCCACCTGTAGGGTGGTCCACCCTATTCGACACATGGCCTCGCGGCCATGCTTGTTAAGAGTCATCATGCGTAAGCGTTCCTCACTTGCTCCAATTTCCATGCTGTCTTCACATCAAGTATGCCTGTCACTGGGATTCCGAATATCAACTGGAACCCACGTAGGTGCGTCTTTGTCTCGGAGTCCAGCTCTCCAGTCTCATCGAGCCTGAGAACCCTCTGAGCGTGTCGGACCGCCACACGGTCCGACTCATTGACCACCACCATGACTGGCCCTTTGAACCAGTTCATTGAGGACTGCTTCGCTTCGCTCGACAATTTCGATCACCTTCTCCACGTTCGCTCGCTGTGTGACAAGACCCCGTAAAACGTTTATCTCGGTCTGCATTTCAGGGATGGTGTCTATGGTTCTCTGCTGATCCTCCACCCTCATCGCCAGTGCGCTTATCGTCGCCGACTGAGTGTTGACGGTCTGTCTGCCGCCGAAGTATCCACCAGCGGCACCAGCCATGGTGGCCAGTGCCGCTACGATCATTGACAGATCCATCAGTTGGACTCGTTCCCACCAGCCAGAGAAATGGGGGGGACGCTGTCTGCGACTGTTCGCATTTCCACAGTGAGATACCCTCCATAGTTCTCGCCGTTGGGGCCAGGAGGGGCCAACATGGTGAACTGATAGTCATCGATTATTACCTGATCTGAGATGTTATTGACCAGATCCTGGAATGTCACAGTATCGCCACGCTGACACATTTGCCTGATAGCGGTAAGAACATCGAGCGACATCGTATCCCCAGCGATGAGATTGCCAGTCTTGTCCCGCTCACTGTTGAAGCACAGGAAGTTCCTTGTGAGTACACGCTGCTTCAGCACACCGGGCAGAGCCTTGATCTGCCATGAGTCAAGGACAGCGCCTATAGTGCTGTCTGTCTGCCCCCTGTTGAGAGTGAACCTGAGCACTTCCCAGTTTCTCGGCCCGCCCGGCGTTGGAGTGGCGATGTCGTTCGTTGATGGATCAAGCGTTGGTCCGTACGTAATGTACGTAGTGATACCACCACTGTCGTCAAGCAGCGAAACAGTGAGGTTCCCACCGAGCGGAGTGGGAGTTCTGATCGAAAAGTACTTGAACAGCTTGGGCTCTACAGTGTTGAACCTACATCGACCCGTATCAAGGTATCCCTGCGAGATGAGATTGACACTGTGCTCAACGATAGGGAAGCCCGATGCGCCCGCGCCAGTCGTATAGATGAGACGGCCACTTGTGGTGGCCGTCACGCTGTCGATGGGAGTAGTGGTGCCAGGCAGATAATCCCATGTGGACCACGCATTCTGTACAGCACCAGTGTTCTGATCCTGATTCTCGACAGACAGGTCAATGGCCATGAGGCCAGTGAGGCCGTCATGTTGGGGAAGACCCTGCGTCGTGATGAATGCAAGGGTTCCATAGAACGCGATCCGGCCGAAACCGGATCGCGAAGTCGGCCCTTCATCGGTTCCGGTGCGCTTCACGGGAATGATGTTCGAACCGTACGAAACGCTTGAGCTGGTTCCGATCGTTGTGTAGCTACCAACACGAACCCCACTGGTTGTAGTGACAACCAGGAATGTATTGAGGTACGACTTCATGTCGCACACCATTTCACCTGAAGGCAGAACCGCGACAAGCTCAAGACCATTCACAACGCCAGCGCTGTCAAATGTGGTCTTGTATATGTATCCGTTGGTCCTGTTGTTGGCTGCTACATAGATGGCGTCGGCACCATCGGTGATGGCCACAATCGCCTGATCCAATGGAGCCTTGGCGTTCGGAGATGCGGGAAGGGAACTTCCGGTTGCCGTGTAATCCAGCATGTAGAAGTTGTTCGCCAGCGAGAACGCCAGTTGACCACGAGCATTGGCAACTGTCGCACGCTGGCCCGGCTTGGAGGCGACAACCGTATACGCCTTGGTCACCGTAAGCGCGTTCGACGCTCTGTAGATTCCGCTGTTGGTTCCGGCAACGCTCTCGTCCGCCAGATAGACGAGAGCGTACTCAGTGCTGGTTCCGATCTGATTCGGTGGGTTCTGGGAGAACGTTGCTATTCCGCCGGTCACATGGTCGGTTGTGGTGCTTGTCGGAATCGTCATGCTTCCGACAACAGTGAACGTGCTGGCGTTGAGGTTGGTCACCCACATCCTATTGCCGGCAGCGAACCAGCAGCTCTCGACTCCGGCAGTCTGAACGAATGCCGCGCACTGCATGTCGCCACTGGTCTGCGTATTGGCCGGGGTGAGAGTTCCGGCATTAGACTCCTTCAAGAGTCCAATGTTGTCCGGATCGCTGAACGGATCGATACCGATCGAGTGTGCGAAGCGTATGTTCTTGCTTGTCCCCTGAGTATCGGGATCCTGGTAAATGATCCCGGCTCCACCATTGAACTGAGTCTGAGAGCGAAGCCACCACTGATTGAGCGAGTACTCGCCAGGGTCTTTGTAGTTGTCGAACTGCTGCTTGCGTTGCTGAACAGGCTTCTCTGTGTCAGGCCTTGTATCGTTTGTCGCACTCAGCAGCGGAATACCACCGAGTGCATAGTCATATGTATTGTCGGACGGAGTGTACAGGCCACTCGATGCCGCCGACCGTCCACTGATTTTGTAGACGATATCCTGTACAAGTGTCGTGAATCCCATGCCTACCCCAGAAGTGGAATTGCTTGGAGGCTTCGGTAGTCCGACGATACGGACAGACCGGATGTCGTACCGGCCCTGCCGGACATGCCTATCGTGAGGGTTTCACCGACATTGGCAGAAGTGATATTGAAACTCTGGGCGCACGTGACAGTGGAGTTGTTTCCACCGTTGGACTGAGCGAAGTACATCGCTGTTGAATCGTTCGTGCTACGAATTGTTCCGCTGACAGATCCACTGACAGTTACCGAAGCCCACATTTCACCGTTGTTCAGGTTTCCGAACATCCTGCATGAAGCACTCACGGCAACCTTGCCGGAAGGAGGCACGATCACCGTGATCGTGCCAGCCATAGCGGAGTACGAAGTCGATGAAGTAAAGAATGAAGTAGTGTTTTCTGCCGAAGCCGATACCATGCTGGTGGCACGATATGTTGGGGCTACAGTTGCGCCGGTGGAGCTCACAGCGAATTGGTTGCTCGTTCCGCACTGAAGCCCTACATCACTCGACAGTTCGCCTGTCGGGCGAACTCGTGACAAAGTCAGAGAAGCCGCATTGGCCCATATCTGTATGGGATTGGTCTGGCCGGGGAGGGCCTTGACGGTGAGAGGAGTGGTGGAGATGACAGGAGTCGTGCATGTGATAGCCGAATAGCTGGCATTCCCCAGGACAGTTCCACTGATCGTCGGTGATGCGTAGTTTCCTGTCCCCGTCACGGTTCCGTTGATGACTGGGGCGGTAAGTGTTGGTGACGTATAACTGGCACCGCCGGTAACGGTGCCAGTTATGTTCGGGCTTACAAGGTTGACGGTTCCACTGAAGACTGGACTGACAAGTGTAGTGCCAGTAGCGGTACCGCCATTGATCGACGGGGCGGTAAGAGTCTTGTTGGTGAGAGTCTGAGTGTCTGTAGTACCAACCACATCTCCGGCAACTCCATGAACCCCGGAGGTGGAGCCCTCATGGAATCGACTGTCGTTTCCGTCCAGGGCGGTCCACGTGTGCCGCACAGCGGCACCGGCATTGTGACTCGTGGCGGAAGTTCCGTCATACCCACGAGTCACAGTAAGGTTGGTCCCTGCCGCAGCAGTGACAAGCACTACCTCTTCCGATGGAGTTCCGTAGTCAAGTGCCAGGATGTACGGGGTATTGGGTGGGAATCCTACAGTCTGTTGAGCCTGAATGATTGTAGTCGTCGGGGTTACGTTAGCAGTGAGAACCGTAGGCTGCGCGGTCGCACTGTAGAAGCGGCTTTGAGCCATGGTTCTCCTTAGGAAAGGAACGTCTGATAGGACGGGAAAAGCTGGTGAAGTCGGTCCACTTCCTCATTCATTCGCTTCTGATACATGTTCCAGAAGTACTGTGAGGCATTTGATGCGGCACCGGTAGGAACAAGAGCAGCACGCTCTGTAGCTTCTACAGCCTTCTGCTGAAGTCGAGCAGACTCCACACCTGACAGAAGCCTGGCTACCGCGCCGTACTGAATCATGTCCACCGTCCGCTCAGGATATCCAACAGTGGTCAGATAGTCATCAGTATCATTGACGAACGTTCCCGGCTTCTTCGTGTAGACAACATGAACATCTCGACCGGGAACGATCTGATCCATGATCTGAATAGACTTGCCGGTAGTGAGACCAGCCGTCGGATCATTCTGTGCCTGCGGGTTGTACCGCCAGCTCTGTGCCGGGAACTTGATTCGGGAAGGGCCGATAGTGTCGCACGTGACACGCAGTACATCTTCGGAATCGGCAGGCATCTGATACTCGTACCGTGCCGCAACCTTCGAGAAGTCGAACTCCTCCATGATATACAGGTCGGGATACGTGGCCTGAATCGTGTCGTTGATTGCTTCTGTCATGCGCTGACGCGGGTAGTCAGGGTCCATGACAACAAGGTCATTGATGCTATGGGAATTGGCCGTGGTGTTTTCCACACCACGGCCATTGGTTCCTGCCGCAACTGTCACAAGTCCGGTTTGCGCATTGAAACTGGTGACAAGAAGAAGCTCATTATTGATCTGAACAAGACCACGAGAGACAAGCTTCGAGGTTGACGTGTCAACCTGAAACGTTGTGTCGCTGGGGGACATTGGGGCAGTCAGCCAGCTGATCTGTTCCTGGTTCCTGGTGTAGCCCTGAAGAAGCTGCTTGATACGGCCCTTCATGTCCGCCAGCGTGATGGACATTAGATAAGGATTCCATTCACTACACAGGAAGATGTGGCGGATGCGGAGAAGTTGAGCTGCCCGCCAGAATCTCCACCATAAGCAAAGACTTCGTTCGTGTTGCTCGCACTGGAGATGATGCCGAGGATTCCACCAACCTCAATCCTGGCTACAGTGCTGCCGGAAGCGGGGCCGAAGTCAGCACCGGTCGCAGTCCATGTAACGGACGGAGCGGCTGTACCCGCTCCGCTCTGAACGGCGGAAAGCTGCACACTTCCGGTGAACCATCGGCCTGCCGGAACAGTGACAATTCCGGAAGTGGTGGTCGAAGCGGACGCATTGACAATGTCGCCGGACGGTGGGGTTGCTATGATCATTGTATCCTCTACTTTTCTGCCCAAATGATCTGAATATTCCATCGCTCATCAACGTCGCCAACGTTCTGAACGAAGACAACCCCTTCTCCAGGGGACAGGATGAACGATGCGCCGGGAGTGGTCGCCGCAGAATTCGGCGACTGAGCTCCACCTCCGAGCGTAGGAGGAAACCCAATGAGTGCGGTCGCACCCGTCAGTGTGACAGTTGGATTGCCTGTTCGAACTTCGGCCACGGGATTGGAGAATGTAGATACGAACCTGTTGACATTGGCCGCAGTCGTAAGCGTTCCACCGGAGGAAGCGCCGACCCTCCACACCTCCATGGAGGTTGAGCCAGTGACGGTGGAGACTGAATAGTCCGCCACCGTCACGCCAAGAACGACAATCTTCTTACCGCTGCCAGTCGGATTCATGAGAGACATGAAATTATTGGCGGCTACAGTTGCCGGAACGTCATGAATGCCAGCCAGATATACTCCGAGGAAGGACGGATCTGCCGACGGGTACGTGGCAAGGGCCTGCTCAGCTCCTATGTTGATCTGAGCCATCATCCACCAGCCATCATCTTGACGGTGCAGCTTATGGTTCCGGCAAGCCCACTGAGTGAAACCCTTGCATACCTTGCCGGCCGACCGGTTGAGAAGATCGCAACATTACCGGCTGCGGTAATCGCCTGAGTTGCGGTCGAGCTGACGAAAGTCACATTGTCGAGAGACAGCTCAAGAGTAAGAGTCCCGGCAGTAGGAGAACCGGTCATCACTCCTATCGCTGACCAGTTGCTGTAGGCACCGCCGCCGTCAACGGCGGTGCCAGTAGTATTGGCAGTAACCGCATTGAGTGTAGTGACTGCCGTCTTAGCCCCATCGCAAACGAATAGAGCGGGGGAGAAGCCGGACGGCGGACTGGATACACCTGCCGTGCCGGTTCCATCGGTTATCTGAGTGAAGGTCGAAGTAGCAGGAGTTCCACCTGTAGTGGAAGCCGTTGTTACTGTACCTTCGATTGATACGCGCATCTCTGCCACGCTTATCCTCCAAAGGCGACGCCAGTTGCGTCACTGAATCGCTTGGCCTGGTCGATCTGATGCTGCTTGGTTCCCATTGGCTGGATACCTTCCTCCCGCGCCTGCTTGTATGTGGAGAGTTCCGTATCCCATGCCTTCTGTTCACCTGTCAGGAGTGCTCCTGAGTTCAGCTGGATTCCCTTGCAGCAGTCAGAGTACGACTTGTGGTCCTTGGTAGCGCAGCCGGTCCTACACCGGCTGCGCCTAGTCGAAGTCGCCGACCGAATTCGTGACATAGATGCCAGTCCGAAACGGATCGTGGTTGGATGGTAGGGACTGGCCTTCCGGAGCCTGAGCATGCTCGTGGACTTCTCGATCCAACACGCCCTTCTCGTTCCACATGCGGCGGTTGTCGGTACCGCCAGGAGTCTTCATGCCATAGTCTGGGATGAAGTCCTCAGGCACTGGGTTGTGCGTTGGATTGTATTCGGCCGGGATGTGGTTGTAGTCGCCCATTACTCGTTCCTGGCAATCGCCGCGTTTGCCCACATAACGGCCTGATCGATGTGATTGATGGCCATAGTGAGTTCAGGTGAGGCGGGACAGAGATCCTCGAAGGTCATGGCAGTAACCTTGCCATTCTCTCGAATGGACTCGTACCGTTCGACCTGATCACCCTTCGGTGGATGATAGGTGAACCTGTTCTTGATGCGAAGGTAATCGCTCACTTCTTGCGACCCTTCGCAGCCATCTTGGCCATCTTCTTCTCGCCGTACTTCTTACGGCCTACAGAAGCTGCCACAGCAGCAGGGTTGCTTGCGCCGGACTTCTTAGCGGCTGCCTCGACTGCGGCGAACCGCCCGCCGCTTCCCAGCTTGGCCTTTGGATTTGGCTTTGCCATTCGGTACTACCTTCCCGCCCGTTTCCTTGTCCCATCGGGCTGCTATATCTGGATGAACAGCGTGCATGAAGGCGCGCTGTTTGGAGCTACGGTAAGGCATTTCCACCTATGCCGGAGTGAAGTTGGCACTGGTGATACCAATGCCGGAGTTGATGAGATCAGACTTCGTGGCGTCATTGACTATCCAGTCGTATCCGCCACGGAATGTATTGAGTCCTGCGGACGGTTCTGGCCAGAAGTCCGTATCATTATTCGGATTCTGCGGCAAGTTGCTGGCGCCGAGTTCATTGGTGTAACTGTCGAATCGAACGAGAATGTAGTTTGGTCCGGGTGCTGTCTGCTTGACAGTGATACCGCGAGTGATACGAAACCGCTCCATCATGAAGTTCCACATGAACGGACCTTCATCAACAGTCGGTGTCTGGAAATGCCAGTTTGCCATTACGACACTACTACGTTTACGTTTGCCCATCCAATGGTGATGTCGTCACCGTTGGAGTTCTGGATGGTGATGTAGTCGCTGCCAATGTCAGCGACAGTTCCGGCGATCTGGCTTGGAGAGCCGGACGAACCAGTATAGTAGATGTTGACGGGAACACCGACTGCAAGGGTAGCCATGTTTACTCCACAAGAAAGAGGGAAGCCCGTAAAGGCTTCCCTCTTATCTGTTAGATGGTAGGACGAACAGAGCTGGAAGTCTGGTTGACGATGAGTGCCTCTGGACGATACAGGGACCAACCGGCAACACCGTACCAGCCGAGAGGCTGGAATCGAGTGAGCTTGTCAACAACCGGACCACGAATGGTGTGGAACTCCTCAGCAACGGCCTCGGCAAGAGCCTGCTGGCCAACGAAGTACGTGTTGTACACGCGGGTCTGAGAAGTACCAGTGCCGGAACCGGCCTGAAGGTTCTGACAGCGAGGGTTCTCAAGGTAGACGGCACCCTCGTACTCGCCGATGTTGCCGCCCCAGATGTTCTCAGCGGCCGAGAAGTTGTGCGGATCACGCCATGCGGCGGAACCGGTCTCGGAGCGAAGGTCGTGCGAGACATCCGGGTGAATATAGGCGGTGTAGTACGCGTTGAGGGTCGGGTGAACCTTGTTCGACCGAAGCTTGGTGACCGAGAAGCGGGCGTTGCCCGAATCGAACCGGCTGTTCAGCGTCTGGTCGATCGCAGTAAGGGCGATAGGCTGAGTCGGGCTGGTGCCGAAACCGTACTGCGGACTACCGGTGGCCGGGTCATTGCGAACGGTCTGAGTACCAGCGGCAAGAACGTTCTGAACGATCAGGTCAACGGAGTCGATCAGGTTCCACGCCACCTGGTTGACAAGACCAGCGGTAACGTCGGTGAACGAGAACAGGTCGAGCTTGTTGGAAACGAGGATCGCGTTACCGTACTCATTCAGAGTGACAGTAACGGTTGTCGGGTTACCGGCCGCAATGGCATCAGGGTCAACCAGCTCATTGAGCGGAGTGATGGCCTGAGCGAGATCCTGGTACAGCGAGAAGACAACGCTGGAACCGGGCATCGCCTGCTGAGCAGGCTTCTTGTCGGCAACCTTGCGGAAAATAGGCTGAGCACGGAGCGCGAACTCAAGTTCGCGATCGAAGGCGGTCTGAACAAGGTTCAGCATCGCCGAAGTACCGGTAAAGGCGTTGGCCATTCCGGATCACATCCAATCATTGGGGAGGATGCGACCCCAGAGCTTTACTGAGTAGCGGAGATTCGTGCGAACTCCGCGTAAGCTTGGAGTCGCTGCTGAGTAGTAAGGGTCGGGTCGTTCATCTTCGACATGGCAACGTCGTAGTTGGAACCCGGATCGCCGTTGGCACCGGCCTGCATGATGCTCTGAAGCTTCACCTGATCGTCAGTGCTGTAAGTCGGAGCTGTAGAGCTGGTGTCAACGGGCGAAGCGCCACTGAAGGTGCTTCGCATTTCAGAGACGAACGCATTGACCTTGTCGGGGTCGGGGTCGCCGTTGTAGAACTTGGATGCGCTACGCGGCACACCCTGGGTTTCGAAAAGATCCGCAACACGATTGCGATTTGCTTCCGCCTCAAGTGCTTCAAGGCGGCTCATCAACTTATCGTTTGCATCCTTCTGGGCCTTGTATGCTTCTCGCAGTGCCTTTGGCCCGTTCTGCTGGCTGTCGGTCTCGTCGTAATCCCAAGCGTCAGTCATCTGACATACTCCCTGAATAGTGATTGAATGCGAACACTAGGACGATCGACGGGGGATCGATCGTCAGACTTGCTCTACCGGTCTTACGTACTCTGATACCCGGCCGGTCGGTGGGATCAGGAGTATGCATCATGGGATTCGAACCCATACGTCAAGGATGTATTCATCCCCAGCTCTGCCAGTTGAGACTTAGATGCAACCGCGACTCTTCAAATTACCCGGTCCTGTCGCCATACCGGAACCCGTATGAGGGGGGGTGGTGTACCGAGGATTCGAACCTCGATGGGAGGGTTTTACAGACCCGCCAGCACAGCCTACGCTGTACACCATGAATGGTCGCGATCCATCGTTCATACCTCACGAACGTGAGGGATCAGGTGCTACCCGATCAACGTCTAACAACAGGGACTCGAACCCCGAACCTCTGCGTCCCAAACGCAGCGCTCTACCATTGAGCTATTGCTAGAAGTGAGGGCACATCACATGTCGTTTAAGTGACCCATAAGTGGAATCACCCCTCCGTTTGAACTATACGCGTCCCGAAGTGGATCGCACAAGACCGGCCCTTGCACCGGATGCCTGCCCCTGCGCACGCGCACGGTTCCACGATGCGAGCCGAGTAACTGTCCCCTCTGCCTCTGGGTTGCTCACTGGGCCAAGGTATGCCTGTTCGAGAATATCCTGATTGATGCCGGTTCCGAACGAACTTGCGGCAGCTTGGAATCCGGGAAGCTGCTGGGCAATCTGCCCATATGCCTGCGCGGCCTGCTGTGCGGTGACTCCGGAAGTGGCGTAATCCTCTGCCTTCCCGCTCACCTGAAGTCCACGCTTGAGTGCTTCCGCTCCGATCTGAGCGGCTGCCACCTGCTTCTGAATGTGAGGAATGGCGCGTTCAGGATCAAGCAAATACGCTGTGATACTCGAATCATCGAGTCCATACATGCCGCTCAGGGCCTGCTTCAGCTGTGGAGAGGCGAGCGTCGTAGCGCTCGCCGCCAGATCAACCCTCTGCTTGAGTTCTGTAGGACTCACATCCTTGCCGATGAACTGAGTGAAGTCGGAATTCTGGTCATAGAATCCGGCAGGCAATCCAGCCTGCCGCATGAGCTGACGGTAGCTCGACTCAGTACTCAAGTACTCAGCGGGGGAGAGAACAGGAAGGCCCTTCTGCTTCCTTACTTCATTGCCGGCGAAACGCTGCTTGTATTCCGAAGTGTCCTGAAGAAGGATACTGATCGTGTCGGCACTGAATCCGTCCTTGAGGTAGCCGATGATCTTGGGTGCTAGAGTTCCGAGTCCATACTGAGCGAACCGACTGCTGATAGCGGCGAATGCATCTCGCTGCGATCCGGTGAGCTGTTCCTCAAGGGTCGGAGGCTTGATGCCTCCGACTACATCGCCTACATCCTTAGGTGGCTTGTCCCAAGTTGCCATTATGAGTAGATTCCAAACTGCTGAAGGATTGTATGGGCTGTGCCCATGACAGAGTCTTGAGCATTCTGCGTCTTCTTCCAGCGATCATCCGATCGGAGATCGTTCTGAAATTGCCACAGCGGCTGGGATGTGGCCTTTCCGTTGCTGTCCTTGAACTGGAGAGCCTTGTTGATTGTAGGGTCGAACAGGTTGACAGACCCCGGAGGTATCTCAAGGATCTGCGACATGGACTGCATGTACGGCTGGGCGATGTCCATCATCGTCTGACCTGCATCCAGCTGATCCTTCCATCCAGGGAAAGATGCTATGGACTGATCCCTGATCTGATTCTTGTAATCCTGAACCGAACTGGCACCTGAGACAATTCCACGAACAGCCGATTGAATCCATGAATCCGCGTTCTTGATACCCATTGCATACGCGTAGGAGTTCAGATCCTGCTGCACCTCTCCCGCCTTGCCTCCGGCGAATCCTCCTGAACCGAAGGTGATGTAACTGCCGATCTCATGGCGGATTCGTTCATCGTCCCACCCTTCCATGATGATCTTGCCGGACAGTCCATTGATGACATTCCAGTCATCCTGACTTCCGCCGAGTTCACCAAGGAGTCCACGTATGTGGTTCTGCGTTCGGCCCCACAGCGCACCCCACTCCGCAGGGTCGGAAGTCCACAGCATCGCCATCTTGCGCTGCTGATCGCTGGTGTTCTTCCAGAAGTTGGTGTTGCGGAACTGAGCTTGGAACTTGTCGGCCGTCCAATCCTCCTTGACGGCCTTCTCGATGAGCTGACCGATCTCTGGATAAGCATCCATGAAGGCGACGGTGTAGCCATACTTGGACGCCATCTCCTGCCGACTGAGGTTAGCCATCAGGCAAGCCCCCAGTTCTGGAGAATCCGCATGCCGGTGCTCATGGTTTTGGTAATCGCCTCGCTGGTCTGACGCCAGCGAGGATCACCACGAAGCATGTCTCCGAATTCGGCAAGTGTCTTGCCGACAGGCTTTCCATCCTGACTAATGCTGTTCATCGCGCTCATGATAGTAGGATCCTTCATGGTGACAGCGCTGGGATTCATTCCAAGAGTCTGCGACATCATCTGAATGTACGGGTTCGCGATCTGCTTGACAGTTGATCCTGCCCTGATCTGATCTTCGTAAGCGGGGAAGGAAGAGACTGCCTGATTGTCGATGAAGTTCTTGAAGTCCTGCTGCGAACTCACACCCTTGATCATGAGCTGTGCATAGTTCTTGATGGACTGCTGATTGATGTCAACACCCATGTCCGAAGCGTACTTGCGCATGACGTTCGCATGCATGCCAGCCATGCCGGTAAGACTGCCATTGACGTAATCGACGTATCCGCCAAGTACCTGAGTGAGTCGCTCATCCGTCATGCCCGACATTTCCATGTCATTCGCCATGGAGTCGAGGGCGCCAGCGGGAAGGCTGGCGCCCAGTTCGGAGGCCTTGGATTGAATCTTAGCCTTGTTGGCTTCCATCATGGCGGCCCATGTTGCCGGATCGGAAGCCTTAGTCTGCATCGCCTTCCTGGCGGACTGACTATTGTTCTTCCAGAAGTCGGTGTTCTTCATCTCGGACTGAAACTTCTCAGCAGTCCAGCTTCCACCAACAGCATCCTCGAACAACTTTTTCAGGCTGGGATCAGAGTTGAGGAATGCCCAGCTCAAGCCATAGTTGGCTGCCATCTCTTCTGGTGAAAGCTTCTTCTCTGCCGGGGACTGGGTTTTCCAGTCCCCGTTGCTGTCGCCTCCACCTTCGATGCCATTGAAGCGCCTGGCACCCATGAACCTCTGCGCATAGTATCCACTGGTAATGTCAGTGATCTTCACCACATCACCTGTCTTCGGTGCCTGAAGCATCTTGCCTCCACCGATATAGATACCGACGTGATCAGGACCGGAACGGCCGGAATCGGTGTCGAAGAAGATCGCGTCACCAACCTGCATCTCATCCCAGTCAACGGCCTTTCCTTGGCCGATCTGGTCATTGGTGACTCGTGCGATGTTCACGCCGAAGTGACCGAATCCGTACTGGAGTAGGCCCGAGCAGTCGAAGCCGCTCGGGCTGGTTCCACCCCACACATACGGAGTCCCAAGGAACTGCATCAGGTAATCAACCACCTGCTTACCGTTCACCGCCATTTAGTAGCCTCGCTGAATCATCTGCATGGCAGCGTTCCAGTAAGTAGTGGAAGCCTGATACGCTCCGGCCTCCGGATTCTGCTGTGCTGCCTGCTGAGCCATGAGAGACGCACCGCCGGCACCAAGACCACCAGTGCTCTGACGGGACTGGTCAATCACATTTCCTTCGGCATCCGTCGTGGTGGTCGTGGTGGCCTGAACAGGATTGGCTCGCTCTGCACTATTGAGCGAGGATTGGAACTGGGCATACTCGGCTTCGGTCGGCGCCCTGCCAAGGAGTGCCTTTGCCGCACTGTTGAAGATGGCATCTGAATCAGGCTTACTCGTAAGGTTGAGGTCGGTTGTAGTGGATGTACGAGTTCCGGCAAGTGAAGGGGCGCCGACACCCTTGGTCGCGACATCCTTATTGAGGATGTCGTCCGGAGACATGGCGATACCGGCCGAGAAGTAATTGGCCGACTGCTGCACGTAGTCGGCCCATGTATTGGCAAGATCGGAATCGGATGCGACCAGGGCATTCTTGTTGATCAGACCAAGACGGGCACGGAACTGATCCTTCTGCTTCTGATCCCATGTGTAGAAGTCGCGAGAGAGGTCCTGGACAGACTTTGTGATCGGCGCCCCCTGCCTGTTCCTCATATCCTCGGAGCCAGGCTGGTCGGTAGCATACCGCCACCTGTCAGAGCCCGACAGGGGGCCGTACATGCCGGTTACAGCAGTAGTGGGCTTGCCGCCAGGGCCAGTGGCTTGCTGGTCAGCGAAAGCTCCGGCAAAGTCCATCGGGTCGAACCCTTGCGGTGGAGGCCCGGACGGCGGGGACGGGGTAAGTCCAGGGGTTGGCTGAGGCATTCGTTATCCCATCGGATTGTGCTGGTCGTACATGTCACGACTCAGCCAGCGATTGTACAGTGATTCGAACTTGGTATCCTGCTCAACAAGAGCGGACACCGCATTGGAGAACGAGAACCGAAGATCAATGTTTTTCTTTGAAGTGATGTCAGCGGAACCTCCGGCCTTCTTCCTGTTGGCCAGTACCTGCTGAGCTGCATTCCGGTAGTCCATGTAGATGGCAAGCGATCGAATATCGCTTCGCATCGGGTCACCGATGAGAGACTGTTCTCTGACGATCCCGTCCATGGCCTTGGCGATTCGGTCATCCTTCGATTTGTCGATCGTCAGGAACTGCTTGGCGAACTGCTCATTGTACTTGGGGTTCATCTTGCCATTGATCTTGGGTTCGGTGAGCAGGACGATTATACCCTTGCGCATGTTGTCCAGACGTTCAGCGCCATTAGCGCTGAACGACATGAAGCCCGCCTGCTTGAGCCTGGCATTCAGGATGTTCATGTACTTGTCGTACTGTGCCCATCCTTCATTGGCCTGTGCTCGCTGCATCACCTCTACAGCACTGAGCTGCTTCCTTTCCCCGCTCCGCATCTGCTGGGCATATGCGGTCTGGCTGAAATCACCGCTGGAGTAAGGGCCGACAATTAGCGGAGCAAGGTCCGGATCGGCATCAGTGAGGAGGGAATACTTCTTATCTGCCATCACCGCCTCTGCGGTTGATGGCAGACCCTTCCTGTCGTAGGTCATCGCCCCCGTGAAGGAGAATGCGGCATCGCCATACTTTGCCATGAATACCTGATCGGCGGTCTTCGGGTCCGCCTTCACCAGATCCCTGTAGCGATCACGGAAGTACTGATACGGGTCCTTGAAACTCATAGAAACCGGAAGGTCAAACTTCATCCATGCTCGAAGTTGGGCGTTGGATTCTACACGGTCCTTTACTTCCTGCCATGTAGGCTGAGTGGATCGCATTCCGGTTTTCCACTTGTAATCCTCGGACTGCATGAGGTAGGCCATGTCTCGCTGCTGAGTCTCATAGTCCTGGTCGCCGAGAATGGTGGAGATCAGGGTAGGGCCAGCTCCCTTGAGCTGGCTCATCATGTCGGGAGTGACATTCTGAAGAATTCCGAGCTTCTTCATCGTGTCACCAACTGTTGGGTCTTCGTGAAGTGCCACCCAGTTAGCGGGCAACTGAACCCATGGGCCAGTTCCTGGGTTGTACCATGGGTCATTCGCAAGCACAAGGTTCAGAGTGTTGATCGGCATGTCAACAGTTGATCCCTGATCCATCCCGATTGACTTCGCAAGCCACTGCGGAGCCTGAAACTGAATATGCATGTCACTCTTGGAAACAAGAGTCTTGCTTCCATCCTCATTGTGAACATAGCCATCTTCATCCACAGGGTTTCCGTTCTGGTCAACAGTGTGACCGGCACGGATTGGAGACGTGTAAATGTTGACAGCGTGCGCAAGCACATCGGGCTTGTTGGCGATGATGTGACCCCAGCGGGTGAAAGACTCCTGCATTGGGCCGAAGAATGGAGCGATGAAGCGCATGGAGTGAGCGATCTTTGTCTCATAGTCCATGTTGAATGTAAGCTTCTTGACATCCTTCAGTGCGAACTGTCGAGCCCTCTCGGCAATGCGTTCCTGTTCCTTGGCGGAGATCTTCACGGCTCCACCATCCTTGCTCATCTGCCACAGGTCACTGACATGCTGACGGTACAGCTGGAAGAACAGTGGATTCCTGGACAGGACCTCCGATGGCATCTTGTTCATCACGTTGTAGAACTTGTCGATTACTGAATCGACAGACTGCATGAAATCGCCCTTGCCCATGGCATAGTTGATTCCTTCGGACTGAACGTCCGGCGCATGCTGTGGAGTCTTGAGCTGCACATCCTTGATGGCCTGAGCCAGATCAGCATCCTTGGCATTACCGATAACGGCCTCACGTAGCGCAACACCTTCGGGGGTGTTGCGCGGAAGCATATGTTCCACCGTCTGTTCGATGCGATCTGCGTGCTCCGCCATGCTCATGTTCTTCATGGCGGAGGCGGAACGATAAGCCCTGCCTTCCTGGGTTCCGAACCACTTGATGAGATTCTCGCCACGGAGAACAGCCATTGCGGCTTCATCGTTCTTGAACTGCTGGTTGATCACACGCATGTAGGCAGAGACATACTCATTGCCCTCACTGGCAGTGCGAACACGCCAGTCGGAGTTGCGGAACTGGTTCCACATGCTGGATGCGGTTCCACCCATGAGGTTGTCAATGGTTCGACGGCCGCCAAGGAGATCCTTATAGAGGGCGCCTGAAGGGCCCTCGAACGGGAGGGGGAAGGCAGTACCGTCGGGCATGATCGTGTAGCGATCACCGAGCGCCTTCTGAGCCGTACCGATCTTGTTCTTTTGCGCACGCAGAGCATTGATCTGGTCGGTGACATCATCAAGCTGGGTCTGCGTCTTGCGGAGTTCATTCGTGCGCTGGTTGAAAAGCCTGCGCCCCTTTGCTCCGCGACCGATGTAGGACGCTCCACCTTCCGGACCGGCAGGCAGGTAGGCATTGATTCGCTCGATCTTGTTCTGATGCCTGGCTGCCTGATTCGACAGTTCGGCGATTCCACTGTCGATGGATGCCATCATCTGTTCAACGCCTGTAGGGTCACCCATTATATGGTTCATCTTGCGAGTGGCGAAGTTTCGCCCACCCTGAAGGGTGCGCTCAAAGAAGAAGTTCGCGGCACCGAGCTGGGCAACCTGACCCATGAAGTCATCGGCGATTGCGCGAGGGCCATAGCCGAGACGGAGCAGGACATTGAACTTCCAAAGCTTGCTGAACGTGTCGGCAGCTTCGGTTCCGAAGTTAAGAGTGGACAGGATCTTTGAAGGTTTCAGCTCGGACATGGCCGTACGCGCAGCCTCTGCCTGCTCAGCAAGATTGAGCGGCTCGCCCTTGGCCGCCTCCATCTGAATCTTGTTTTCCTTCAGAAGCTTCTTGAACGGACCGGCACTGTACTTGAGGATGCGATCCATGTGCTCATAGTCGGTAAGGATATGAGTGTTCTGAAGCTGACTGTTGAGGACAGGGGAGACGGCCACAAGGGACCCATCCTCGGCAACGTGGTCGGCACGAAGCCGACCGCCATCGGCAGTCTCGATGTATCCGGTCGAGTAGACGCGCCCGTCACGGGCCTGCCCGCGAAGTCCTCCGACCTGCTTATAGATGGCGTCCGCTTCCGCGTCATTGAGATCGTACTTCTTGGCCAGGCGCTGGACGGTAAGGCTGTCGTACTGCTGAACAAGGAAGTCCTTAATCCCTCGATCTGCGGTAATGTACTTGCCGACCATGTTCGCTACTTCATCATTGGTGAAGGCGTTTGACTGCTGGAGACTAGCACTCAGAGCGCGGTGACTGTCCTCTGCGTCAAGATTGATATGTCCTGGTGCGCGAACACCGTTCCAGGTGGTACCGCTGAAAAGCCGAATCGGACGCACATATGCGTTGTTGTAGACGAGACTGGCAGCATAGCGAACCGGAGCCGAAGCGATGCCCTTACCCAGCTTGGAAGCGCTCGTGGTTTCAAGACCACGAGCGTACTGGCCGAAGTTGCTCGCGATGGGGGAGATGAGCGGGTTGAAGTACATACCGTTCTTCATCGTTCCCTGCACCGCGATACGACCGGAAATGTCAGACCGCTGAGCCAGGATCTGGCTGGACTTCTGAGCGATGTCGTCCATCTGAAGCTTGAGCTTCGCCGCATCTCCGGCAGCGACATTCGCCGGCGTGCCCGCAATCAAGCCCTCCTTGCGCTTGGCGAGCATGTCCATTTGCGCACCGAGTTCCGCATTCTTGGCGGTCAGCTTCTGAAGCGCTTCAGTGTCACCGAGCGATACGGCGAGGATCTGATCGACGTCGCTGCGATCGGCAGCCTTTCCAAGAGCTGAAGCCAGCGCTCCCGAATCGGCGGAGTTCTTCGCCCAGTTCTGGCGAGTGATCCACTCTGGGAAAGCCTCTCCAAGCTTTCCCTTCTGCTTCATGATCATGTCGCCCATTCCGATGAACGAACGACTGTACCTTTCCTCAGGGGCCTCAGCCAGGCGATTCTTGAATATGTTCTTCTCGACGTTCGACCGCTCGGGAATGGTCGTCAGACCAACCTTGCGGGAGATCTCCTGAGCTAGATTCGGCTTGGAAACCGCATCAAGGGCGGGCCGGACGTAGGCAACGTTCCGTGCGATTCCGGCACCCTTGCCGGCCAGAACGAAAGGATCGGCGTACCAGCTGGTGTAGAAGTCAAGTCCACCGGACAGATACTTCTGCACACCACTGTCAAAGTGAACCTTGACTGCATCGGGATTGTCCCATATGTAGCCGGTCTGGTTCAGATTGATGTTTACCGGCTTCCCGCTCTTGTCGAGTACCGGCCTTCCAGCCATGTCCTTCGGGGTGTAATTGACCGGCTTCATCATCTCGGTGCGCATGTCACCGAAGAAGTTCTCAATACCGAACTCGAAAGCCTGACCTGGAGACACGTGCTTGGCATCACGCCAAGCACGATCCCAGATATCACCGTCGAAGAGATTTCCCCACGACTCGGCACTACTGTTCGCCTCGGCCGATCCGATATACATGTGAAGCATCGCGGCCGACAGTGGCCGCGAGATTACATTCGAGTAGACAGAGTGAACAAAAGATCCTACCGACTCCACAGGCTTCAGCAGCCAGGAGAAGAAGCCCCCGCCTCCCGATACGTTGGCAGCCTGCTTCGTGCTATTGATACGCTGTTCCGCAGCGGCCTGAACAACCTGAGCATTCCACTGGGTTGAGTTGACTGGCGCGGGAGCGAACCCCGGCTGCGGACTTGGCGTAGTCATTATTCTCCGTACGGATTGATGTTCGACTGCATGATCGTTGATGCTGCCACGTTGATGGCATCACGCGAGCCGGGAAGGCTCGCGATGTCAAAGGCGATTGCCGGGAAGTTCGGCATGTTGTACACGAGAGACCCGAGTTCATTGAACGCCTGACCCGGGTACAGATAGTCAGGAACGACAGTCGTCATAGCGATCCCTTGATATTGCGTATCAACTGGCGAAGCCCCCAGCTTGCGTTCGGCTGGTTGGCCATGTACTCAAGAACCGGAAGCTGTGAAGCAAGGTTCTGCAAATCCTGCTGACTACGGGGAACGCCAAGCCCAAGAGCGCTCATGTCCTGGCCCATTCCCAGGGCCGCACCGTCAGTTACAGGGGTGCCCGGCTGGGAGGACTCTGCCCCCATTGGGACCACTCGGTCCGCCGGATTCCCAAAGAGAGACGCGAAGTCCATCCCCTGCGGCATGCCAGAGGACTGCGCCACTGGCGCATCCTGCTGAAGCTGCTTGAATGCCTTCTGCTCCCCGTAGTCAGCGTTCGGGATCTGCGCGACAGGCTGACGATCCGTTCGCTGACTGAATTGGCCAGGGCCTGAAACCGGAATGCCAGCCATATCTACTCCTTAGTGGTTCGGGATGTGCGATCGATACTGAGCACCGGACCCGTCAGGTCCGGTGGTCAGAGTGTGGACGATGATGGTGGAATCCCACTCGGGAGACTTGGTGGGCGCCTGGTGACGGCTGGTACCCTCAGATCGAGACTCCATGGTCTCGATCTCCCACGTGGCGCAGTGAGTGCCCTGAAGCGACTCCCACACACCAGCGGCAGGATGATCGGCGAAGATCATACCTTCCTGAAGATTCGCCTCATACATGGCCTGGCTGTTGGGACCGGGCATATTACTTACTCCCTCGGGTTGGCTTGGTGATGGAAGTCCAAGGAGCATGGCAGAAGCCACACAGATCGTTCTTGGATTCATCGGTGATCTTGTAAGTTGGTACGCCAATGTACTTGGCGTACGGACAGTCCTGACTGTCATGCATTAAATGCTCTGCTCCCTGCGAGTTCGGGTATTCATCGTAGCCTGACCAGAAGACCTGAGAGAGGCTAGCATCTGCATGACGTCACGTCCGCCAGCAGAAGCCTGTGAAGGCATGCCAGGCGCGCCCTGAGGCGCAGCCTGGCCTTCGGGTCCTGGCATTGCCTGTTCGGGCCCCTGAGGGGCCTCTGGCTGCTTTGGTGGGGTGAATGCTTCAAGGACTGCCTCATGCACCGGCTTACCCTTCTCGCGAAGCTGGACAACCTTTGCCATCTTCATGAGCGGATCGAGAGGGTCCATGCCCTGCAAGGCCATCTGGGGGATGGCCTGCATCGCTCCCTGAATGCCCGCCTTGAGCGCATCCTCGAAGTGTTCCTGATCGATCTGAGTCTGCATCTGAACAACATCGATCTCCATCGGGAGCTGACGCATAACGAAGTCCCTGGAGATCAGGTCGTCGCCCCGAAGCTGAAGCATGCCGACAATGGCGCGGGCCGGATCCTGACCGGCCGCGAATCCATACGTGACATCAACCTTGTGGTTACCGTCAATGTCCTTACTCGGAATGTACGTATCCTCGAACGGCGTGCCCTGCACCACTCCTCGAATGGTCTTCTTCTCTTCACCCCAGAGAATCTCGTCCATGCCGAAGCAGAACTCAAGCGCGCGCATCAACGCCTGACCGACCACCTGTTGTCCAGTGGTAATGACAGTGTCGAAGCCGCCCATGAGCGCTTCGACACCCTTGCCGGTGATGATACTGGCATTGACGTTTCCGCTTCTTGCCTCTGGAGAGCGAGTGCTGATGCGAAGCTCACGCTCAAGAAGCTGTTCCTCCTGAGCCGCGAACTGTGGCGTGTCAACACCTACACGACGAATCTTCTCCGGACTGTCGGTCCGGAGAATCGAGTCAGCACCAGCCTGATACTTCTGTAGATCGCGAGGAACCGCGATTGGAGCACGGACAGACTTCTCAGTAGCTTCAAGCCCCAGCATGGCCATGCGCGACTTCGCCAAGTAGACCCACTTGGCATCGTCATACGCTCCACGGATCTGCTCATCATAGGAGGGCCTGATCGCGATGGAGATCATCAGCTCACCAAGAACGTTCTCCATGTAGTCAACAAGAGTGTTGCTGTGAGCGGGGAGGTAGAGGACGATCTGTTCCTTGTCCATGTACTTGCAGATCTCGATCTCCCTCTCCTCCCATCCTCCATCGACGGACCGACCATAGGTGTCGGTCCGATTCAGAACACTCATGAGGAACGGATATTTGGATACGAGACTGATCGCTTCTTCCCGCCACATCCTCGAATACGAACGGAGGTTTCCAAAGATGTCGAACTCTGGATACGCTCCGATCGGATTCTCGACACGGATGACTGGAGTCTTGTTGCAGACGTCGGGTTCCACCATGTAGATCGCCATGCCGTATGACATGTAGTGATCGCAGAACTTGATCTGCTCACCGGATGCCATCCTGCTTGCGATCAGGTAATGATTGGCGATGCGGGTGCGACGAGACGAGAACTTGCGGCTCCGCTCGCTCGTCTGCATGGAGTTGGTGCAGTTGATGGCTGGCATCTGCCCCATGACTTCGGATGTGTCACGGGCAACAGTATCGATCATGTTGGCCACGACAGGATACGGCCATGGCTCGGGCATCGTGCCAGGCATGACCGTATCAATGTCGCCGGACCGAATGTCCCGTAGGTCACGCATGCGCTGATCCCTGTCACGGGCGGCATCCTTAAGGGCCCTGACCTTGCGGGCCACCTCTGCAAGGGATCGGCTCATTAGCTAACCTTTGGAGCGGGGGAAGGGAGCTTGGCCTCGATCAAGGAGAGGACAGTCTTGATGTCGCCAAGCAGAATCTTGACATCGGCAAGGTCGTTCTTAGTTCCCCATGCCATGGAGTTCAGCTGACCGAACCACTCACGAGCTTCCTGATCCATAGTAAATCCTTCGTTAGTAATTGGGCGTGGAGCACCGGACGTGATCCACGAATACAGATTGTCTCCAGGACACGAAGTGGCGTAGCCATCCCGGTGACCCTTGATCTCCCCCCCCGCTCCGTTGGCCTGGAAGTACTCAATGGCGTCACGAAGACCGTTAAGCATGTCCTGCGTTGGCTGAGTGTCACCGTCATCACCAAGGAAGGCGACCACAGCGTAGTGATCGCCATTCAAAGTCTGGTTTCCATTGGCTCCGGTCTTGTGTCGGAGTCCTCGACCTTCAAGCACGTATCCGTGCAGGCAGACAGCGAAGTTGTAGGCGACATCGACATATCCTTCTGCGGTGTTCGCCAGATGGGAATTTCGAATGTTGGTCCAGTGACTTGCACACTGCGAGTGGTCCGTGATGTGGACCGGAGTGCCTTCATAGTGGATCTTCACGCCCTTGGCCGTAGGCCAGTAGGCGGATGCGGTGGGAGGCCACCCGAGTTCACTTCGACTGATGAGCTTCATTGATCCTGTCTTCTATTCGCTTGAGGATCTCCAAGGATTCCTCATCGAGCTTCACGTCATGTATAAGGGCGCTGCGGTCCGAAGCCGCAGCGCGATTGCTGCTCATCATAATGATCGGAGCAGTGAAGGCCGCCTGAGCACTCATAGCCAGATTCATGAAGATGAACGGATATGGGTCGAACCACAGCGGCCTGAACAGATACAGGCAGTTGAACACAGCCCAACAGATCATGATGAAAGCCTGAACGATGATGAACCGCCATGAGCCCATCGCACTCGTGAGCCTGTCGGCCCACATGTCGCCATGCCTGCTCATGCTGCCCACCAGCTGTTCGGATCATCACTGATAGCCGCCTGACTCATGTAGTCCAGATCGATACTCACCCTGCGACTGTTGTCACGCTCACTCAGATACGGATTGAAGAAGTGTGTCTCCTCGGCCCTGCTGATCTCATCCACAAGTTCACGGCACCGGATCTCAGCGAACCACAGAGCCATCACGCAGTCCGTCTTGCGCTTCGACTTGACGCCGGGAGGATCGGGTTCCCATGTGGTCAGCTGCTCGATCAGCGCCCGTATGCCCTCATTGGTCTTGTTGGGTAGACGGATGAGCTGTCGCTTCTGCTCCCACCCGTCGAACAGAACGGACATGGAAGCGACACCGAAATCGGAATCCCACTTGTTCGATCCGGTGAAGTGCTCACGAAGCAGGCATCCGCGAGTGGCGAGGAACTCTCGGATCTCACGGTTCTGGGTGACCATCAGGTTCATGGCGTTCTTCTCGATACGCCACTCATTGATCTTGTACTTGATGGTCCATTCCTTGATCTTGTCGAAGATCTCGTCGGGCTTGGTCGGCGAAGTCCAGACATCCAGAACCCATCGGATGCCCGTCCGCCTGTCCATGGCGATGACAACAGCCGCAGAGTGGCCGGTCACCGCAGGGTCGAAACCTCCGACGATGTAGCAACCCTCTGTTCCCCGCTCCCGTCCACCTGAAGTTCCAGCAGGCATAGGGCCAGGACTGCGCCCTCCATCAACAGAGCCCAGTACAGCCTTCTGATTGAAGATGGCATCTTCCACCACTTGTTCCTGCTGATAGACGAGAGCCCAGTTCCTTGGACTCATAGAGGCGCGGCGCTTTCTGAGCGCCTCGCCCGTCCACATGGGATACAGGCCATCCTCGGTCTTCGCAACCAGAGAGCGACCGATCTTTGTGACAGGAGGTCGGTTGGTGTACGGCCACAATGTCTTCCACTTGCTGACATCCTCATCGAACTCAAGTACTGCCGGCTGACTCAAGTAGGTCCAGGGACTGGACTCCTCGCCGTAGTACTCGTCCTTTACGATCTCACCGTAAAGATCAACAGGAGCCAACCGAGTACCCACAAGCAGAACAACACCGCCAGGATACGACAGACGGTTGTACACCTCACGCTGAAGCCAGTCCATCTGCTTCTGATACTCATGTGCGTTCTTTCCTGTCACGCAGTCATCGAGGATGATCAGGTCAGCACGGGAACCATAGATGTGACCGCCGATCGACAGAGCCTGAACCGTAGGGTCCTTCTCACCGGAGTCTCGGAGGTCAGATGAAATATAGATCGAGTCCGCAGTCCATGAGGCACTGTTGGCAGCGAAGCCACCGTCAGGCGCGAACTGGATCTGAAGCTTACGATAGTTCGGGTTGGGACTGGAGAGGCGATCCTTGATGCCACGAAGGAACTTCTTGGCCATCTCCTGAGTCTGCGACACGATGATGATACGGATGTTCGGATCTTCGCAGATGCGGTACGTCACATAGTTGGTCGTGATCGTCGTTGACTTCGCATGCTCGGGAGGAGTGTTGATCAGAATGAATTCAGGTTCACCCTTGATGTACCGCTGAGCCGTTGGATGAAGGTTCCTGGGTTCCTTCCCCTCCAGCATGTCGATCCACTGAAGGTGGTGATTGAACAGCTTCGTATCGAGGTATGTGTCACAGAACTCTTCGAAGCTCGGCATGTCCTTGCGAGCCTCGGGCTGTACTTCACGCCTCACCTCACGCAGCCTGTCATCAGCCTGACGGAAGTCCATGTCCGACTGACGCCAGTAGTTCACCGCCTGAAGAGTGACACCCACTTCGTCGGCCGCCTGAGTGCGGCCGACGCCTTCCTGAACAAGTCGATGGAACGCTCGCTTCTTCTGCGGAGTGTTCAATTCCTTCTTGACATACTTTCCCAATTCGAACTCCCTAATATCGCGTAGTGACCGTATATCGGCGAAGCCGCTTGACGGTATAGACGCGTCAATTTGAAAGCTTCATTGAGTACAAGAGTCTGGCCTTTATGGGCCAGACTCTTTGGAGCGGGGAGAAGATTCCCCAAGGGACAGAGCATCAATAGCATCAGGAAGGCGAACCCCTAAAAGGGTTCGCCAATCATAGCAATACTTACAGATCACTGCACTTTACTACACTTCAAGTACATTAGAGCTAAGCCCTTTAGGGGCTTAGCTCTCTAACAACTCCTAGAAGTTGATAGAGTTGTAGTGTAATAAGAGCATGGAAGTTTACCACAAGAGTGTGGTTTCGTCAAGTGTCCCCTTGGACCATGCCTTCACAAGCGACTACCCTCCACGCCTCTGGTACCCTACACCGGGTCCTGCTGGGGCAACTGCCGCTGAGAAAAACACCTCTCACTATATATACCCTGTCCCCAAGGCCAAAAAGGGACAAGGGCATCTACAGCCCTTGTCCTGAACAGATCGTTCGTACTACTTACTATATGGCATATTTGTGAGGGGACTCACCCATCCACCCATCGCCCGATTTAATAACCCCCGGGTCCTATGTCATGGCTTGAGGGGGTACGGCACGATGTGTCCACTTTGCCCATGTCTGTCAGGGTGCGAGTGGATTCGCCCTGTCCGATTCGCACCCTTCTGCCCGCTCGTGTCTCATGTGTCACTCATGTCATGAAGCGTGGTGATAGTAGTAGTCATGTCCCCATTGCCAGGCTGCTCCCACGATGTCCGCGAATGTGGCGGCTTGTACACTCACTCGTGGAACTTGGGAGAAGTCATACCAAGTCGGACATAGCGGACTGCATATATACGGACTCATGCATAGTCATGTCTCAGCATGCGGACACATGAGAGTCCATGATGCGAGACGGACTTGACATGAGGAGAAATGGGGCGGAGAGACCACCCTCAGGGCCATGCCTGCCTGCCCTCAGACCACTCTCAGCCCTGTCTCAGACCTGCACCAGCCCACCCCGACCCCCCATTGAGCCGAATGGCCGACCTTTTCTCGCACAAAGCCTGGTACAAAAGCCGCTCTCTATGTACGCGCGTTAATGCGCGCGTACAGGCGTATTCCTTGTACTGGAAGAATGGGTTTGTAGCAGGATTTGTATTGACTTTTGTAACAGGGATGGCCCCTGGCTTGACCGGCCAGGGGCCAGGGGTGGAGTGTTGAGCACATCAACAGCACGACGGAACGAACTGGGGAGCGATCATGAGGCACTTGACCTACCGGGACAGCATCAGGGACGGGGCGGCGTTCGAGTACTGCCTGGCCAAGGAGGAAGAAGGGATTGCTCTCCCCGTCGGCTGGTGGGACATGAGGCGCGAGCATGTGACTGCTCTGGCCAAGAGTCTGGGCTGGAACGGCTGACCAGGACGAAACACGGGCGTTTGAGCGCCCGTGTCCATGGGTAAGTTGCCCATGCTGACGAGTCCGTCAGGTTTCACGAATCCGAGGGGAGTGTGATAGCAATGGAGCGTCACGAGCTGGAGGCTGCTGACCGTCTGAGCGCGGACTTGATGTGGATGGACTTCACCCGCATCTTCAACAAGGACCGCGACAGCCTGGTCTCCATGCTGCTGGACATCAAGCAGCAGATGGAGTACCCCTCCATCACCGCTCACTACACCCCCGAGGACCACGGGAACACTCGTAAGCGCGGCGGCTTCTTCCGCCGCGTTCTCTCCAAGCTGAAGGGCTGATCATGGCGATCATCGGTCTCATCCACCCGAACAACCCGAACGACAAGCGCTGCTACGACTGCATCGACTTCCTCGATCACGGCGGGCTGATCTTCTCGGGTCAGGTGTTCACCTGTACCTACTGCAAGACGTTCTTTCCGTGCGACGACGCCGAGTGCCTCGACCGCAACTGCCGCGCCCCCAAGGTGGACGAGAAGGCGGAGCTGACGGACTGGGAGAAGGACGTCATCGAGCACTTCAAGGCGCTCAAGTCGGCCGAAAACTCCGAGATGAAGGAGGAGGTCACGATCCCCGAGTGCAACTGCTCCGCCTGTGCCCCCAAGGTGGACTCGAAGGTCGAATACCCGGAGGCGTCCGAAAATGACTACTTCCTCGGGGTGGAGGTGCCGTTCTCCGAGGAGACGGAGAGCGAGGAAACGGAGAGCGAGGAGATTGTCATCACCTCCGCTCCGTGCGAGGGCTGTGACACTGGCTTCCGGCTGATGGTGGACGGGTACCCGACGTGGCACTTCTACCGCTTCAAGCGCAACGGTCGCTGGGTTGTTCGCGACTCCCCCTACTGCTGCATCGGGAAGCCGTTCCCTGTCTCGGACATCATCTCCGACAGCGTGGACGCTGCACTCGTCAAGTCCATGGACCGAGTCATCGAGGCTCTGGGGTACTGATGATGATTCGTGTCACCGTTGAGTACGAAGGCGATGTGCTCACCGGCACGAAGCTGCCCAACGGTAGTGTGCTGGTGGACTCCCACCTCCCGCTCTGGGGTGGAATCACCCTGAGCCCCGAGGACTACGGGAACCGGATCATCCTTCCGGATACCCCATCCTTCAGTGAGCCTCTCGCTGACCCGGTCAACCGGAACGGCAAGAGGAGTCACAAGTCCCGCATGGCCCAGTATCGAGGGCCCACGGAGTACCGTGGTAGGCCTTCCTGGCGCTGATCTTTGGCCGGTGGCGTCTCGTACGCCACCGGTTATGGACCAACGATTGGAGTAGGCAGCTCATGAACGAAGAGTACGTAGCCACCCTCATTGATGGGCGCAAGGTGAAGTTCTCGGCCGGATCGTGGCCCGAGGCCATGAAGCTTGCCAACAGGGATGGACTTCGGGACATCATCAAGGACTGGGAGTGCCCGGACGGCATCAAGTTCGAGACGCATTACAAGCACCTGTGAGACGAGCGGAGCCTTCGGGCTCCGCTTTTCTTTCCCCGCTCCATTGAGCTGATCCTGAGCATATTGTTCAATATTCAACGGTGGAGTCAAACCAATAACTCAAAGTAGTTCAAAAACTACTCTGTGGTGATTCCCCCCATGGTTCGGCCTGAGTAATGTTCTTCTCGTCAGGACAGCACGAAGCAGGCAGGAGACAGTGGTTCGGCTCCCGCAGTACGCCACACAGTGGATACCGGGAACTGATCACAGAGCCTCTCCAGTCCAGCCGAATGAGTTTCTTGACAGTAGAACCCCTCGAATGAGAGGGTCGCACCACAGCAAGGCACCGGGGGGTTGAACTCCTGAAGGTCGCACAGGTCCTTGAAAACTCAATCCGCATGACTCTCCTTTGCAAGCATCATCAGCGTCTCTTCGGATACGTTGGTGGTGCAGACCACACGGGCCCTTACGGCCCGTGTGGTTACCAATGGGAGGTAGTCATGGAACTCACCCACGCCGAATGCGTAAGGAACGGCATCCAGTGGCTTGATGAGCGCTGGGATGAAGACCGTCCCTGGCGTGAACTGATCGACTGGGATCGATTCGATATCGCGTCCTCGGGCAGTTGCATTCTCGGGCAGCTGTACGACGCGTACCTTATGCCCTGGATGGATGCCATTGTTGATCTCGAAATCGCCAGCGAATTGGACTCGGTCGAGGAGTCCACCCAGAAGGCCGCTGATCTGGGATTCACCATCGTATTCCAGGGGGAATTCACCACGCAGTCCACCGGCTGGGATCATCTTCAGGCCGAGTGGGAACACCAGGTTCGGCACGGAGCTGCCGCTTAGCGCAAGTCAGTGACCAAATGGGCAGCGCGCGTCTTGAACGCGCGCTGTGTCCGGGCATCACTGCCTACCGCATCAATGCGGGCGTCCACTCGATAGAAAGAAGGGGACCATGGCAAGCGTCATCGACGGTTTCGTGATGGCTTCGGATATTTCCGAGGGTTTCATCATCGAAACGCGGGACTGTTCTTCGGGTGACACGCCCGACTGGATGCAGGTCGAGCTCATCGTTAACTGTGAGTTCGGAGTCATGTTCTACGGAGTCGAGATGCTGAGCGGACAGCGGTTCTTCACCATCCCTGTCCCGCCCTGCACGCTTGTGAGCGGCTGGCGGGCATGAACCGCTGCATGTTCACGGTCGGCAAACGTGGAAGCAAGGGAATCACCGCCGTCTACCTGAAGGACGGCGGTGCTGTGGTCGGATGGATGTGCGAGATGTGGGGAAAGGGCGCTGGTTGGTTCTGGCGCATCCCCAACTCGGACTGGTCTTCCCTCCCGCTCAGGACACAGAAGTCGGCAATACTCGCAATCGGCGAATGCCGAGAGCTCAAGAAAATGGAGATCTGACATGCGCATCATCAACTACAGTCAGGTGCTCATGGCAATGGCGCGCGCAGTCGAAAACAAGCCCGCTGGATACGTCCAAGAAGGGCCCTGCATTAACCACGATGGCGAACAGCCGATTTGCATCGTGGGGACTCTTCTGGCTGATCTTCTCGGGGGAATCGCTGACATTCCCCCCAGGGGACCCGCCCGCGCCGCCGTATTGGAACTCCGCACCAACAGCGTGGCGGATTTCACTCAGGCCGCTTTCATCGCGATGAACACTGCCCAGAACTTTCAAGACACGGGTAGCACATGGGCCGAAGCATACAAGGCTGCCGATTTGGCGGTCGCTTCATACCTCCTTTCCAGGTCGATCGCTTTTGATCAGGAGATCTGACATGCGCATCATCAATTCTTTCGACGTGCTCGGCGCCATGCGCCGAGCAGTTGAGGGCAAGCCTGCTGGATACGTCCAAGAAGGACACTGCGTGAACCACGATGAAGTGAAGCCGATCTGTCTCGTGGGAACTCTTCTGGCTGATCTTCTTGGGGGAATCGAACACATCCCCCCTACTGGAACTGTCGAATACACTGCGGTAATTCTTCGCAGTGAAGGACATGCCCAGTTCACCCGGTCCGCCTTTATCGCCATGAAGACAGCCCAGATACTTCAGGACGCAGGCAGTACGTGGAGTGAAGCGCACAGCGCTGCCGAAGCGGCATCCTGTGCGCACGACAGGCTCGCCGGGCTCGGATATGACTTCTTTGCTGGCGACAACAATGAGGAGATCTGATCGTGATCACCATCAACGGCGCCAATGCCGAAACCGCTTCCGGCTTCGCCCACCGCATCGGAGCTACGCCCCAGACCGTGGCCAGCTGGCTGAAGAAGTACATCGAGAAGGGCGGAGAGATCACTCCCGCCCACCAGGAAGGCAACATGAAGTTCTTCCTGTGCTCCGACCTTGAGGCCGTGCGTGCCGCCTTCCAGCGAGAGAAGAAGGCGAAGGCGAAGACCTACTCCGAGCTGGAGTACGACCACCTTCAGGCTCTCCTTGAGGAAGCCAGCCTGACGATCTCCCGCCTTTCCGAGCGTGCCGAAAAGGCCGAGGCTTGCGCTGAGAGCATCATCTCGGGCTGACAGGTTTGCCGGCGTGCCCCCTAAGGGCACGCCGGTATTCCCGCCCTGCCCGGGGCGAGTGGGAGGAGAAATGATGCTTTACATTGATCTCGACACAGCCAAGCGCCTGATCGCGGAGGCTATCGCCTTGAAGGGGAAGGACTATGTCTACGTCAACCCCAATGGCAACCGCTCGATCTGCTACAACGTTCACTCATCGGACGACGGAGAAACTCTCACTCCCGGATGCATTGTAGGAACCGCCTTGCACTTGGGCGGAATCCCGCTGGACATCATGTATGATTTCTCATGCTGTAGCGCTTGGGAGCTTCTTGACAGTCTCAGCAATCGTGGACTCCTTCGCTACGACTATAGTGCTGCGGAGTATCTACAGGAGACTCTGATTTGCCAGGATCGGGGTACTCCTTGGGGGTACGCAGCAGGTCTGGACGATTTCGAACCGGAGGGAAAGTAATGCTCCACATTGACCGGAACAAGGCACTTGAGATGCTCGCCAAGGCAGTCGAACTGAAGGGCGGGGATTACGTCTACAACAATCCGGAAGAATCTCTGACCTCCGGCACTGGCTGCGTCTACGTGCACCATCAGCGCAGCGACAATCCCGAGCCGGGATGTATCGTCGGGACGGCGCTCCACCTGTACGGAATTCCTCTGAGCGTCATGAGTGGATCCGCTGCCGACAGCTCCCCCGCCTTCCGCCTCCTGGAGTATCTCAGTGGCCAGGGACTCCTTAGCTACACCCCAGGGGCCACGGACGTTTTCTCCATGGCTCAGTCGCGTCAGGACATGGGGAGTACGTGGGGGTACGCCCTGAGCACGGCCACTCATGCCAAGTAGTCCCGAGATAACGGCAGCCGCCAAGGTCATAGCCAAGGATCATTACAGCGAGTGGGTTCAGGCCCACTCGCTGTACCTTGAGGAGTGGCACACTCCAATGATCTGGAATCCGCCAGCCGAGCCGACTGCCAGAACCGTGGCAGAGATGGCCCTGAAGGCCGCTGAAGCGGCTCGGGAGAAGTCGGCAAGGTTCGCAGCGGTAGGACAGATTCAGCTCCCTGGCGGGGCCCTCAAGCACGTTGTCGTGGCCCCATTCTCGACCGAGCTGCAAGCTCGGAGAGCGGGGGAAGGGTTGCAGCACGACCCCGTCACCAAGACAGGCAATGGCAGGTTCATGGTGATCCCTATTGCTGGCAATCCCAGGGAGGCATGGGACATGATCCGTCCTGAGGAGAAGGACCCGAAGGCATGGATCAGTGAGTCCATCCACCTTCAACGGCTCGGGATCGTCGGCCCCATCAATACCAGCGGGATTTACAAGGACAGTTACTTCGAGGGAAGGGACAAGTGGTGATCATCAAGAGACCGGACGATGCCATCGGCAGGGTGTATTGCAGGGACACCAGCGAGGACGTATACAACATCCTCGCTGATGTCGGTACATACCTGTCCCACTACGAGGATGAGCCGGTACACGACCACTGGGGACAGCTGTTCGAAATCACCGTCACCGTAAGGAAGTTGAGCTGATGACCTGGAGTGGAATAATCCGAACCGTCGATGGGCATGTATTCGATGTGGTGAAGACTTTCCCTGATCCCTCCGTGAACATCGCGTCGGGCATTGGGAAGTTCATCAAATTCGACGGCCCCCGAGACTGCTACATCAGGATCGAACACATCGTCTCTTTCGAATTCCATGAGGATTGAGTTCAAGTGGGCCGCCCTTTCGGGGGCGGCCCTGCTCCTCGGTCTCGCCGCCTGCTCTTCCCCCGCCCAGAAGGATGTGTGGGGTGCGGTCAAGTCCGGTGAGGTGATCGGCAAGCGCTGGATTCCCGGCGAGAGCCACACCGTGTACGTCCCTGGAGACGGTGACACGTACCGCAAGGAGTGGGAGATGAAGCCGGACTGCTGGCAGCTCACGCTTCTGGACGAGCATAAGCGAATCGGATACGTGTGTATCGGCCGTGACGAATGGCCGAACATCAAGAAGGGTGACCACTATGGCGGTTAAGTACAACGCGTTCTTTGTCAATTTCCCCTATGGCAGCGAACAGGAGACTCTCGATGATTTTGTAAAGTCCTGTAAGTTGGACAAGAGCCCCAAGACGATCACCGAGGCTACCATTGAGGGCCTTGAGAGCTTCGGTGTAATAAAGGTGATGATCTCTGTGGAGATCGTACGAGAAGCGTCTCAGTGAACGCGCTCAACTGGATTCAGTTCGGTATAGAGATCGTCATGGCATGCTACATCTCCATGCTGTGGAACCAGCGCCACGTCCTCGAACAGGACGTGGCCAACTTCGAATGGATGGCATCAATTGAACTCCGGAACACAGAAGACCCTGAGGTTTCTTCTTGAGGCGTTCGCCGAATGGTCGATATTCATCGTGAGCCTGTATGCAGGGTGGACTCTCATCGTTCGCCCGCTCATGGAGCATGACGAACTTGGCTGGGCCTTCGTGGGATTCAGCGGAGTAGCGATCGCTGCCATGGTCATCACTAGCACTGTCGGCAGTCTTATCGACACCACTGATCCTGAGTAGCAAGATTGGTGGCCGGGTTTCGGCCCGGCCACCTTTCCATATACTCAGTCCCCCCAGTTGCCATCCGTAGCCTTGCGTGCTGCGGCATTGCTCATGGACTTGCGACCACGAGTTCGAGTGTCATAGAACCTCTGGTTCTTCTTCCACTCCTCGTATGTCGCACCCTCCATAGGGTCCTTCACCCGTGGATCATTGAGATACTTGCTCATCTTCGCCAAGGCTCGCTGGATTTGCTTCTTGGCGGTGTCCTCCTTCAATCCCATAAGGATTGCGGTGTCCTTGAGCGTCATCCCGGCGAAGTAGTGAATCCTCAGGAGTTCCTGACGATCCGCCGGAAGTGACTCAAGTGCGGACTTTATGTCAATCAGTGTGGCAAGCTTGTCCCCGCTCCAAGCGGCTGGCTTGTTACTGGGCCCATCACTTCGCATCTCAAAGCTCTGCCAGTCCGCGTACTCAAATACGTCAGGCAGGATGCGCTTGATTGCGGTGATCGTGTACCAGGCGACATCTTCGTATTCGTATCCAGTGCCCACGGCACGCTCCCTGTTGGCGTATTCACGTCCTTCCTGGTTGAGGATGGATCGGATGATCCGCTCACCGTCCTGGTGAGCGAGATACTCGGAGACTTTCTCCTTGTGTGCGTAAACCCAGTTCCAGATGTGCTGCTGTACATCGTCACGAGAGACCCATGCACTGTACGATCTGGCGATTACAGCAGCACTCTGGTCCACCCACTTATCGGGAATCATCAACCCTCCCGTGGCAGACGCATGTGCAGTATGAAAACTTTGAACCATGGCAAGCGTCATGCATTCCAGCCATGCATGGAATGGAAGCAGTCACCACCACTGTCCCTCGAAGTAGAAGTTACCGTTCTCAGCCATGATCAACTCGGGCTGAGATGCGTTGAGTTCGGGATCGTAAGTGACGATCCCGAATGCCTGACACCAGGTGGCGTATCCGTCCTCAAGGTATCCGGCCTTGCTCATGTCCATTGCGTGCCCGACGTTCATTGCCCACAGGTTGCGTCGCTGAGCATCGCGCCCGACTGCCGTAGTGACTAGCAGAGGGGTGTGAGTGTGTCCGTAGACAACGTTGGCGTTGTACTCAACGGATCGGTTGAGTCCGTACTTGCCGGGGACAGTGCTGTAAGCACGCTCGTGCCCGTGGACGGCGACAGTGCCGGGAATGAACTCGTAAGGGCCGGAGACGTAGGACACGTTATTACGCCCAAGGCCAATGAGCGAGGACAGCGAAAGGCTGCGAAGCTTCGAAAGTGCTGGGGCATTGGACGAGATGTATTCACGAATCCTCTTGTCGTGGTTGGAGTCGATGAGCACCATGGCGCACTCATCTCCGACGGCATCACGAAAGTCGGAGATGATGAGAGCCGTCTCATCGAAGGCCGCCTGAAGGTCTCCGACATACTCTCCAGCCTTGCCCTTGACCCACCGACCCACCTCCGTCTGGTCGGTAAGGTCGCCAGTGAAGAGAAGCCCGTGTGGTTGGATCTCCTTGGCGACATCAATAAGCTTCTCCACGAACACCTGATCGTGGAGTGGGGCCTGAACATCAGGCACAATCATCCATGTTTCGCTCGTGTTCTTCATACGGAAGATCATACCACAGAAAGGCGTACCCCATGAATGTCGAAACGAAGCATGAAACAACCTACGTTATCCGTCTCAACAATTATGAGGCGACTACGCTGGTCGAAATCCTCGATCTTCAGCTCGAAGAAGGGTCGGAGCACCGCGACGCGTTCGCCTCTGATCTGAAGGCCCTCCTGGGCACAAACCTTCGAATCGTAGGCTGAGGCGGGGTACCCTGCGGGTGCTGGCCGGGTGCTTTTTCGGTGTGATAGACTCAGGCCAGGCCGTGACGAAGTGCAGGAGAGCAAGAAAAAAGCCATCCATCAAGCTCTAGAAAAGAAAGCCATCCCAGCAGCTCAGAGAAGCCGGGGCCCAAAAGCCCCGGCCTTCACGACATAAACAGGACAGCTGTGCCGTGACTCAGAATGCTTGGATGTTTGGATAGCGGCCCCCCTTAAGGGGCCGCTCATGGAGCGGGGAGAGAGTTGGGGAGGAGAAAGCTTTGAGCTATGATCATTGGAGTGAAGAAGCTGTATGCGTGGGAGAGGATCCATCTGAGTTCTACGTTGACCACGCAAGAGGTAGGGCTGCTCATGTTGACGTGGTTGACAGGTTCTGCTCTCGATGCCCTGTAAAGACGCAGTGCTGGAATGACTCCAGCAAAGACGATCGCCGTTGGACGATCGTCGGTGGTAAGTTTCCCAACCTCTGGACTGGTGGAGATCGAGGAGAGATAGCCACCAGGGCACGTGCTAATAGGAAGAAGTTGTTTGAAGACTACTTCTTCACCGAGAAGGAGATCGCTCGATACAATCTCCTCCTTGAGAAGGGTGTATGCTCCAAAGGTTTGCACAGCATCGCGAACTTTGAAGACATGTCCGTCACGTACAAGGCTCGCAAGACCATGGCAAGGTCAGCCGCGTTCGTGTGCCGAGAGTGCAAGTATCAGAAAGATGCGATGTCGCATGCTAGAATTGCTGCATGACGCCCGACCACATCTCCTACAGCTCACTTACCAGTTATGATTCCTGTCCTCGATCCTACTACTTGTCACGTGTGAAGAAGGCGTGGTCAGTTCCTGCGTGGTACTTCATCGTGGGGACCACGGTCCATGCTATGATAGAGCAGTTGCTTGATCCGAAGTCCCCAGATCCCTCCCCCGCTCTACTCGAAGAGTACTTCATGGATCTCGTCAAACAGTCCATGGAAGTAGAGCCAGCCACCTCGAAGTGGCTGGCGGGCGGTAGTAAGGAATCACCTGTGATTGAGGAGAGGGCACTCAAGCTTGCTCAGGACTGCTATGCTGAAGCCATTGTCTTTCTTGAGGACGTGGATGTTCATCACGTTGAACATGATGTGACGGGATATCTTCCTGGCTGTAGTATGGAAATCAAGGCGTTCCCCGATTTGATCGGGGAACACAGTAAGCATGGACTGCTGATCGTTGACTGGAAGACTGGAAAGTCTAGGCAGAAGGACAGCGTTCAGCTGGAAACATACAATGCTCTGTATGGCAAGCCGGGGTTCAAGGGTATGTATGTGATGCTCAACCCTTACGGGCCAAACCATAAGCTTGTTGAGTTCACCAGGACTCCTGAAGAGATCGGCGCTGTATACGCCGATCTCGAAAAGAAGATTCAATCGAAGGTAGCCAAGCCGAACCCCAACTACATGTGCAAGTTCTGTACCATGAAGCCAAACTGCACAACACAATCAGGCAAGACGCAACGAGCTGTCTACTATGACACTCCAGAACAGGATGGATGGTTCCCCTTCTAATGTGCTACATCTGCGAATCCATGGAAAATCCTACCGGCCTGTCTGAAATGCTCTCTGGAATTCTCGATGATTCCCGAGGGTCGGCAAGCAATGGCACCTTCACTCTCTCTCTTCAGGCCGCCATTGCTGATCACGCTCGCTACATCATGAACGAGTACAACACCAGGTCCGACCAGAGTCAGGCGGACTTCTATGCTGGCGCATGGTCCGCGCTCGGCCTCTTGTCCGGAGTGAAGGGTCTCACCGCCGAACAGAGTCGCGAGCGCGAAGACGCTCTCAAGAAGTTCGAGAAGTTCAACAAGTCTGTCTGAGGTGTAGAATGATTGAAGCGAAGTTCACCGTTGCACTCGGTGACTACCAGAATGTCAAGCTGACAATCAAGGGATCCACGCATTCCGAGTTTCAGCTGAACCTTTCGGAATTCAGCAACGCCATGCAGGTCAGTCTCGGGGAGTTTCAGGCTGAGCTTGAGAGCTGGGCCCGAGGCATGTATGAGAAGCTTGCACGTCACGACACTGATGCGGCAGCCGAGCTTCTCAAGTCCGCACTGGGTGCGACCGAGCTTGAGGTGATCGACCGCAAGCTCGAGCCTGAACCTGACGACGCATCTCCGCGAGCATGGAATCAGAAGCCCGCAACCGTAAAGCCTGCGCCCTGGACGGCGCAGGCAAAGACCACCACTACTGACAATGGAGACGACTGGTGAACCTCGAAAACAAGATCAAGCACGCTCGACGCAATGCTCTCGCCACGGTATATGAGGTGCTCGGTGAGGGCGTTAGTGAGCAGCTCGTCCGCGACATGGTATACTCGGACTTGTCACTCCTTGACGAGAGTGAAGAGAATATCGAATCCATTGTCACTCTCGCCCACTCCCTCTACTATGATGTGAAGGTGTCCCTTGACTAATCGTGGCTACGACTGGTCTACCCGA